AGGATCGTCTATGTCACCCGTGAGATTCCTACTGGCTGTGGCCTGCCTCCTGATGCTGTGCAGCTGTGGAACGCGGCCCGGCGCCTGTCCGCCCCCGGTATGCCCCAAGCCGGTGCCCCCGGCCGAGCTGATGGACCGGCCCCCGCCGCCGCCGCTGCTGGCCCCGGGCAGGGCAACGCAACCGTAGCGGACGCCATTGCCGACCACGTGGACTACGTGAGTTGGTGCGAGGGCGTGGTGGCCCAGCGGAACAAGTTGCAGGACCTGATCAGGGGGTTGGCGCAATGACCGAGATTTCCGTCACTCATCTGCTGTTGTCCGCAAACGCCTTCCTCATCGGCGTCCTGTGGGTGTCCTTCCGTGGGTGGATGGGGCGGGTGAACTCGAAACTGGACAAGATGAACGATTGCGTCACCTGGGAAGCGCTGGACAAAGAGCTAGGCCCCATCAAGGTGGCCATCACCAACCACGGTGAACGTCTGGTGGCCGTCGAGACTACGTGCAAGGACAAACACGGGAAGTAGCACATGGCCCTGAAGGACAAGCGCAAGCGCTTCGCGCACGAGTACATGGTGGACCTGAACGGTACCGCCGCGTGCATTCGTGCCGGGTACCCCGAGAAGTCCGCGCGCTCCCGGGCCAGCAAACTCCTCGATGATCCGGAAGTGCAGTCCTTGGTGCAGAAGCTCCAGGCCGAACAGGCCACGCGCTGCGCGATCACCGCCGACATGGTTCTTGCCGAGCTGGCCAAGATCGGCTTCGCGAACATGGCTGACTACATCCAGGTGCGCGGGCCCAACATCTACGTCGACCTGACCAAGATGAACAGGGACCAGGCCGCGGCCGTCTCCGAGATCACCGTCGAGGAATACGTGGAGGGCCAGGGCAAGAATGCCCGGGACGTGAAGCGCACGAAGTTCAAATTGAGCGACAAGCGCGCGGCGCTGTGCGACATCGGGAAGCACCTCGGCATGTTCCGTGAGAACCCGGGCGGCGACGACGTCCCGATGCCCACGAAGGTCGTGATCGAGGTTGTGGATGGCCGCAAGCGCAGTGGAGATTAGCCCGCGCCTGAACGTGCCCCAGGCTCGTTTCCTTGAGCTCCCCCACAAGTTCCGGGCCTACGTGGCCGGGTATGGCGCCGGGAAGACCTGGGCCGGATGCGCCAGCCAGGGCAAGCACTTCTACGAGCACCCGCGCATCAACACCGGCTACTTCGCCCCGTCATACCCGCAGATTCGGGACATCTTCTACCCGACCATCGAGGAGTGCCTGTATAGCTGGGGCCTGACCACGAAGGTGCGCATCGGCAACCACGAGGTCGACGTCTACCGCGGCCGCGTCTACATGGGCACCATTCTCTGTCGGTCAATGGACGATCCAGGCAGCATCGTCGGCTTCAAGATCGGCCGGGCCCTTGTGGACGAGATCGACGTGATGGCCAAGGAGAAGGCCGTCCGTGCCTGGCGCAAGATCCTCTCCCGCATGCGCTACAAGGTCGATGGCCTGCAGAATGGCGTCGACGTGACCACGACCCCGGAAGGATTCCGGTTCGTGCATGAGCAGTTCGTGAAGCTCCCGCGCGAGCAGGAGGGCCGCCGGGCCCTGTACGGCATGGTCCAGGCCAGCACCTACGACAACGAGGCCAACCTGCCTGACGACTACATCCCGTCCATGCTCCAAAGCTACCCCGCGCAGCTGATCTCGGCCTACATCAACGGGCAGTTCGTGAACATGCAGACCGGGACGGTCTACGCCAGCTACAGCCGCACGCTGAATGCGTGCACGGACACCGTGCAGAGCGGCGAGGTCCTGTTCATCGGCATGGACTTCAACGTGGGCAAGATGGCTGCCATCACCCACGTGAAGCGCGACGGGATGCCCAGGGCCGTGGATGAGATCGTGAATGGCTACGACACCCCGGACATGATCCGCCGCATCAAGGAGCGATACTGGAAGCACGACGGCAACACCTATCAGCAGACGCACCAGGTCAGAGTGTACCCGGATGCCTCCGGCGGATCGCGCAAGTCGGTCAACGCCTCGGACACCGACCTCGCCCTGCTGCGCCAGGCTGGATTCATCGTCTGCGCGCCCGCGGCGAACCCGCCGGTGAAGGACCGCGTGAACGCCATGAACGGCATGTTCATGAACGCCGAGGGCCAGCGCCGGTACTTGGTCAACGCCGAGCGCTGCCCGACCTATGCCGACGCCCTTGAGCAACAGGCCTGGGCGAACAACGGGGAGCCGGACAAGACCACCGGCCATGACCACCCGAACGATGGCGCCGGATATTTCATCCACCACGAATACCCGATCATCAAACCCACCATCACGTCCAGCCAGTCTTCTGCCGGCTGGTAGGAGGGGAGCACCATGAGCACGGACAATCCGGTCAAGGCCCAGCGCGGCGAAGTCGCGAAGGCGATCACTCACGGCGTCGTGATCCAGGACCTGCTCGGGGGCACCCCGGGCATGAAGGAGGCCGGGGAGCGCTACATCCCGAAGCGGACGGGCGAGGCCCTGAAAAAGTGGGAGGCGCGCGTCAATGACGCCATCCTGCACAACGCCTATCGCCGCACCAGGGACTACCTGGCCGGTCAGGTCTTCACCAAGGACGTGCAGTTGGGCGAGGCCGACACCACTCTGCACGAGCTCTACGACTCCATGTCCCACGACGTGGACCTGCAGGGCAACAACCTGTCCGTCTGGGCCGGGCGCATCTTCTGCGGCGCCATGGACACAGGGGCTGGCCTTCTCCTTGTGGAATTCCCCAGGGTGACCACGCGCACCGGAGAAGGCGGCCGCCTGGAGTACCAGGACGCCACCGGGGCGTGGCTCCCCAAGACGGCAGCGGCCGATGATCAGAACGGCTGGAGGCCCTACTTCGTGGCCATCCCGCTGAAGAGCCTGCTCGGGTGGCGTTTCGAGACCGTGAACGGAAAGCGCGTGCTGACCCAGCTGCGGTTCATGGAGCGCGTGCTGGCCGCCCCCGGGATGTTTGACACCTCGGACACCTACGTGGAGCAGGTGCGCGTGCTCTACCCCGGGCGCTACGAAATCTGGCGCAATGCCGCGGCGGCCGGACAGGCAGAGGTCTGGTCCATCTACGAGCAGGGCACCGTCTCCATCCAGGAAATCCCGCTGGCCGTGTTCCTCCCCGGTGACGGCCACTGCGATGGCATGGTGTCCATGCCGCCCCTGGAGGATCTGGCGCACCTGAACCGCAGGCACTGGCAGGCCACCGCGGAGCACAACGAGCTGATGCGCTGGGTGCGCGCCCCGGGTCTGTTCATGTCCGGTGCTCCCGAAGGTACCGGGGATGTCACCTGGGGCCCGGGCACGCTGACCAAGGCCACGAACCCGGAGGCCAAGATCACTCCCATCGGCGTGGACGCCGACAGCGTGACCGCCAGCCGCTTGGAGTTGAAGGACCTCGAGGACGCCATGGCGCTGTACGGCCTGCAACTGCTGATGCCGCAGACCGGCAACGTCACGGCCACCGAGAAGTCGCTGTCCGCCGCCGAGTCCGACTCGACCTTGAAGCGGATGGCCCTCGGGCTCAAGGACTGCCTGGAGGAGGCCTTCGAGTACGCCGCGCAGTGGGTCGGCTTGCCCGAGGATCAGGCCCCCAGGGTGACGGTCAACACCGAATACCACATGCTGACCGGCGTCGACCCGACGACGATCCTGCTGGCCGTGGACAAGGGCGTGGTTCCCAAGCAGCTGGCCTTCGAGGAGTTCAAGCGTCGGGGTCTTCTTCAGGACGATGCGGATTGGGCTGATGCGGTGAAGATGTTCGAGGACCAGAACCGGATGGGCCCTGGCCCGGTCGGCCTGCCGTCTCCTGGCCAGATCGCTGCCCGGCTTCTTGGCCCTGGTCAGCAGCCGGGGAAGTAGGCGCCATGGGTTTGGCCTGCTTCAGACGCCAGTCCCAGGGCAGCATGGCCGAGAGATCGGCCTGCGACGGGGCAGGCCTGGACGGGCCGAAGGGGTTGAACGGCCGTCCAGAGGCGGCGCGCTGGGCGACGTACTCTTGGAATTTGCGTTCGTCTTCTTCTGTCCAGGGCATGATGCCGCGTAGCACGGTCCCGGCAGGCCGAGCAATTACAAATCTCGGGGGCGTTTCTCAATGAAGAACTGGACCCCGCAGGAACTCCAAGACCTCTACGTGCTGGCCAGGAACGTCCAGTGGCGCTACCGGCTCGACCGCTACGAGGATGAGGTACTGACCGGAATCCTCAAGACGCTCCGGAAGGCCCAGGGCGAGGCCCAGGCTACGCTGGGCAGATGGATGCTCTCGCAGTTCCAGGTAGAACGCACCGAGGCCCTGCTGTCCGAGTTCGACAGCCTGACCCTGGCCATGCGCCTGCAACTCACGGGGGACATCCGGGACGCGGCAGCCGTAGCCGGTGAGTGGGCCACCGCGGAGCACGTCAGCATCACCAGCTTCGGCGGCCTGGTGGCAGGGTTCAACAACGTGGCCCTGACCGCGGACCAGTTCCGGTCATTCTTCGACACCGAACCCCTGGGCGGGAAACTGCTGGCCGAGTGGGTAGACGCAGCTTTCGACTCTACGGCCAAGGCTGGGATGCTCGAGGAGTTGCAGTCCGGCGTGCTGCAGGGCGAGGGCTACAGCAAGCTCGTGCGGCGCCTTGGCAGCGACTTCGAACTGACACAGCGCGAGGCAATCACCCTGGCGCGCACCTACGTCCAGAGCGCCAACGTGACGGCCCAGGAAGCGGTGTACGCCGCCAACGCGGACATCGTGGACCGCGTGAAATGGACGTCCACCCTGGAGAATGGGTTCAGCAAGTCCGGCCGGGGCACGTGCATGGTTTGCGCCTCGCTGGACGGCAAGGAGTTCGCGCGCGACAGCCACCCGCCGTGCCCGCGGCACCCGCGCTGCCGCTGCCTGCTCGTGCCCGTCACCAAGTCGTGGAAGGACCTGGGCCTGGACCTTCCCGAGCTTGAGAACGCCGCCCGGCCCTACACCAAGCGGCCGGACCAGAATATCGACGCCGGCGGGAAGCGCACCATAGAGGAAGTGGGCTTCCATGACGGCGACTACGGATCCTGGCTCGAGAAGCAGCCGGAGTCGGTCCAGAACAACGCCGTCGGCCCGAAGCGGGCGGCCATGCTGCGCGCTGGCCAGGTCACCATGCACGACCTCACCGACGACGCGGGCAACCTGCGCACCATCGAACAGCTCCGCGCCCTCAAGTAGCCCAGCGGCATTCGCCAGCAACGGTCTACACGTAGACCGCACAGCCTATCTCGAACCGGCTCTGGCGCGGTATTCTTGCGCCTACTTCCAACAGCCGCGCGCCCAGGCGGCGAAGTTCGCTCCAGGAGGAGCAAAGACCGCCCCAGTTGGGGCAAGCCGCGCCAGTAGGTGCAAACGGAGAGACGTCATGCCCTGGAAGATGGACGGAGACAAGATCGCGATGAAGGACGGGAACCCGGTGTGGGTCAACGCCGATGGCTCCGAGATCGCGGCCGACTACGGCCACGCGCTCGGCAAGATCACCGAGCTGACCGGCGAGTCCGTGGCGCGCAAGACCAAGCTGCGCGAGGCCGAGGACAAGCTGAAGCACCTGGAGGGCATCGAGGATCCCGCGACTTTCCTGGCCGAGGCCCGGAAGGCGCTGGACACGGTCAAGAACCTCGACGCCAAGAAGCTGATCGACGCCGGTGAGGTCGACAAGGTCCGGGCCGAAATCCAGAAGGTCTACGAGGCCAAGCTCGCCGACGCCCAGAAGGCCATCCAGGAGAAGGACACCGTCCTGGTCAAGGAGATGGTCGGCGGCAGGTTCGCCCGCTCCAAGTTCATCTCCGACAAGCTGGCCATCCCCGCGGCCCTCGCGGAAGCCGCTTTCGGCCGCCACTTCCAGATCAAGGACGGCAAGGTCGTCGCCATCGGGCATGACGGCAGGGAAATCTTCAGCCGGGAGAAGCCCGGCGACATGGCGGATTTTGAAGAGGCGCTGTCCATTCTCGTGGACGGCTACCCCGACAAGGCCGCCATCCTCAAAGGTTCCTCCGCATCGGGCGGCGGCGCCGGCGGCGGGAGCGGTGGTCAGGCCGCTCCCGGCACGATCTCCCGCACCGACTCGAAAGGGTTCCTCGCGAACCTCGACAAGGTCGCTGCCGGGGAAGTCAAGGTCGTCTAACCAAAAGGAGCGCAGCTCATGGCTGTCAGCAATACCCTCACCTCGCTCATCCCGACCATCTTCGCCCAGGGCCTGAAGGCTCTGCGCTCGGCCTGTGTCATGCCGGGCATCGTCAACAACGACTACTCCGTCGAGACCGCCAAGAAGGGCGACACCATCAAGATCCCCATCCCGTCCGCGATCTCCGTCGTCGACGTGGTGCCCGGCCCCTACGCGCCTGATCCCGGCAACCTGGCGCCGACCACGGCCGACATCAAGCTGGACCGCTGGAAGGAGGCCGCCTTCACCCTCAACGAGAACGAGCTGGCCAAGATCGCGGCCGGCGTCCACTCGCTCGAGGTGGGCTCGGCCATCAAGGCCCTGGCCGAGTACATCAACTCGGACATCTTCACCGCCGCCAACGCCTTCTACACCGTGGCCGGAACCGCCGGGACCACTCCCTTCGGCACCCTGGCCGCCCCGCTCGTGTCCGACGCCACCCTGTGCCGCAAGCTGCTCTCCAAGGCCCTGGCTCCCAAGGGCGACCGCCACATGGTCCTGGACGTGGACGCCGCGGCCGCCGCGCTGAACCTGCAGGCCTTCCAGCTGTACCAGAACTCCAACGACGGCGGCGTCATGCGCGAAGGCGACCTGGGCCGCAAGTTCGGGTTCGACTTCCACGAGGACCAGCAGGTGCCCACGCACACCGCCGGCACCATCACCACCGGCCTGATCGCCAAGGCCGCCACCGCCGTGGCCGCGGGCGCCACCTCCTGCGTGGCCACCACGGCCGCCAGCACCGGCGCGTGCGCGCTGAAGACCGGCGACATCATCACCTTCGCGGGCGACTCCCAGAAGTACACCCTGACCGCCGACGCCACCCAGGCGTCCGCCGCGTCCGACGTGACCCTGAGCTTCAGCCCGCCCAAGGTCGTGGCCCTGGCCGGCTCCGAGGCCATCACCGTCACCGCCTCGCACGTGATGAACCTCGCGTTCCACCGCGATGCGCTGGCCTTCGCCTCGCGCGCCCTGGGCAATGACCCCACCATCAGCACCATCCCCGTCGAGAACATGATGCAGGTGGCCGACCCCGTGTCCGGCCTGACCCTGCGCCTGCACGTGCGCGAGGAGTTCCACCGCATCCGCTGGGCCTTCGACTGCCTGTGGGGCGTCGGGGCTCCCCGCCCGTCCCTGGGCGTGCGCCTGCTCGGCTAAGAGCCAACACCGGGGCGGCTTCTTCGGAGGCCGCCCCTCCCTCACAGGAGGATCACCAGATGAGCAAGATCGAGACGGTCAAGGTCGCCGACGAGAACTTCGAGGGCGGCTTCCGCGTGATCAGCGCCGAGGACTTCGATCCCGACAAGCACGCCATCTTCGGCAGCCAGCCCCCGGCCGGCGGCGAGAAGGCCTTGGAGGACATGACCAAGGCCGAGCTGCTGGACAAGGCCGGGAGCCTGGGCCTTGAGGCCGTGAAGGCGACCATGAACAAGGCCGAGATCGTGGCTGCCATCCAGGAAGCCATGGCCAGCGGCAGCCAGCCCCCGGCCGGCGGCGGCGAGTAGTCCAGTTCGTTAACCCTGGAGGGCGGCATGTCCATCATCGTCGAAGACGGCACCAGAACAGCGGCAGGGGCCAACTCCTACGCCAGCGTTGCGACGGTGGACCAGCATTTCGCCGCCCGGGGAAATACGGACTGGACCGGCACGAGCCAGGCCAAGGAGGCCGCCATCCTGCGCGCCATGGACTGGCTTGAGGCGCAGCCGTTCATCGGCCTGCCCCTGCTCGGTCCGGTGGGCGCGGTGAACCGGCAGCCCCTGCAATGGCCTCGCGTCGACGCCGTGTCCCAGGGCTACGAGTTTCTGTCCAACGAGGTCCCCGCAGGTGTGGTCCGGGCCCTGTGCGAGGGCGCGCTGATCGAGCTGCTGACCCCCGGGGCCCTGGCCCCCGAGCTTGATCGCGGTGGCATGGTGCAGTCCGAGAAGGTGGACGTGATCGAGACGACCTACGCCCCCGGAGCTCCGGCCGGGACCGTTTACAGCGTCCTGCGGGCCGCTCTGCGCGGTCTGGTGCGCAGCGGAGACACCGTCGCGCTGGTGAGGGTGTGATGAGCGAGTACAAGCCCGTCACCGTGCAGCCGGATCTCCTCGCGGAGAACACCTACCGTGAGGGCAAGCGGCACTGGCGCGTCACGAGTCTGATCGAACGCTCCAAAGACTTGCCCGTGTTCGATCTGCCGCTGTGCGCGATCTATTCCGCCTCCAAGGTCTGGGAGGACTCTCGTATCGACAACGCCTACACGCTGGCCCAGCACGTGCGTCGTTGCCGGGACGTGGACATCACCAAGCCCATCATCCTCGATGCCGAGGGCTTCATCATGGACGGCTGGCATCGTGTGGCGCGCGCCCTGGCCGATGGCCGGGCCACTATCCCAGCGGTGCGGTTCGAGGTCACCCCGCCCCCGGACTTTGTGGAGGACTGATGAACTACGCAGCCACCGCCACCAAAGCAGCCGCGGCCATCCGCAAGAGCGGCATGGCCATGACTCTGCGCGTGACCACGCCCGGGGTCTATGACCCGGCCACCGGGACCGACGCCGGCGCCTCCGATGCCGACCACGCCGCGTGCGGCCTGCTGACCAACCCCTTCCGCGGCCAGCAGGAGTCCTATTTCGCCAACACGTTGGTGCAGTCCGGCGACAAGGTCGTGCTCATGGGCGCGGACGTGGCCGTGCGGCCGCAGGCCGGGCACAGGCTCGTGATCGGCTCGGACATCTGGAACGTGGTCGCCGTAGTCCCCGTGGAGCCCGGAGGAGTGCCGCTCCTCTACAAAGTGCAGGTGCGCCGTGGGTGAGTTCGCGCAGGGCCTCATCCGGTTCAAGGTGAAGACCGAGGACCAGGCGAGCAAGGCTGTCCGCAAGCTCGTGCTCGACATGTTCGCCAAGCTCATCGTCATGGCCTGGCCGGTGGACACCGGCCGCTCACGCGCCAACAACCAGATCGCGCTCAATAGCCTGCCCTCGGACGCCATCATGACCCTGGACCCGGGCGGCGCGGCCACGATCTCGGCCGGAGAGACCGTCCTGGCCAGCTTCAAGCTCGGGGACACGATCTTCGTCTACAACAACGTGTCCTACGCGCTGGCCCTGGAATTCGGGCACAGCAAGCAGGCTCCGCAGGGGTGCTATCGCATCGCCGTGCAGACCGTCCTCTCGGCCTACGGGGGGGCAGGAGCATGAGCACCATCGCCTGCATCACCGTCCGCGTGCGCTTTCGCTGGTGGCTCAAGATGTACTTGGCCGGCGTCAAGATGTTCTGCGCCATCACCGGATGCGAGCCGGACATGGCCCGGGTTGAAGCATGGGTCCGGCGCGGGCTCGTCACCGAGGTGGTGTCATGAGCGGCAGTTGCACGCTTGAATCGCTCTTCGAGAGCAAGCTGGCCGCCTTCGCTGCCGCGCAGACGCCGCCGCTGGCCGTGGCCTTCGAGAACAAGGACTTCGTGCCCCCGCAGAGCGCGCCTTACCTCCGGGCCGCACTGCTTCTCGCCCCCCCTCGGGCCGCCGCGCTGGGGTCTGACGCCCAGATCTACCAGCGCGGCGTGTTCCAGGTGGACGTCCTGGGCCTGCCGAACACCGGCCGGGCCCCGCGGGTGATCGCGGACAAGGTGGCCAAGGAGTTCAAGATCGGAACCAAGATCGTGGGCGCTGGTGCCAACGCCGGGACGGAGATCACCTGCGACTCGGCGCAGATCGCCAACGCCATGCGGGATGATGCGCGCTTCAAGCTCCCCGTGAGCATCAGTTTTTACGCCTACATGAGCCCGGCCTAGCGCAGGGCAAAGGAGAGACCATGACCTACGCAGTCGGCAGCAAGACCGGGAAATCCTACTGGCCCGAGGCCACGTTCGGCATCGTCCCGGCCAGCCCCACGCTCAAGACCTTCCGTGGCACGCTGGGGTCGAAGTTCGACCTGAAGCGGGACACCTTCATCTCCAACGAGATGTCGCCGACCCAGCAGGACATCGCCATGTCCTACGGGACTGGCCAGGGCAGTTGCAACCTGCCCTTCGACTTCTCCTACGGCTCGTTCGACGACTTCTTGGAGGCCCTGATGGGCGGGACCTGGACGGGCAACGTGCTCAAGTGCGGCGTGATCGACCGCAGCTTCGGCTTCGAGGACCAGGTGAGCGAGATCGGCGTCTACGAGCAGAACACGGGCGTCGTGGTCACCGGCATGAACCTGGACGTGAAGTCGAACGCGGTGATCACCGGATCCTTCGACGGCATCTTCAAGGACCAGCGCGGGCCCCAGGTGCAGGGCGCCTCCCTGGCTTTCGACTCCACGGCCAAGACGATCACCAGGGCCACCGGATCCTGGATCACCGACGGCTTCGCGGTGGGCGATCCGGTGCTGGTCACGGGCGCGGCCGACGCCGACAACAACCTGGCCAGCGTGCCCATCACCGTGCTGACCGACACGGTCATGACCCTGGGATCGGCCACCGGCATGGTGACCAGGACCAGCGCCACGGGCGCCACCGTGGCCATGGGCACCCTGGGCGCTGCCGCCGCGGCCAACACGAACAGCCCCTTCGACTCCTTCACCGGGGCGCTCATCGAGGGCGGCGTGACCATCGGCTACATCACCGGCCTGTCCCTGAAGCTTGCCCGGGCCAGCCAGGCCAACTTCGGCATCCTCAGCGCGACCGCAAAGACCGCGCAGAGCATCACCCGTGGGAAGTTCGTCCTCACCGGCACGCTGTCCGCCTACTTCGTGGACCAGGCCCTGAAGCGCAAGTTCCTGAACGGACTGACCTCGAGCATCGCCTTCACCCTCGGTGACGGCCTCTCCAAGTCCTACACGTTCAACATGGGCACCGTGAAGTACACGGCCAACACCCGCGATCGCGTGGAAAACGCCATGACCGAGACCGCGGAGTTCAAGGCCCTGTACGACACCACGGACACCTCCACCCTGAAGATCACCCGCATCCCGGGCGCGTAAGGAGCACAACAATGCCCGAAGACAAGAAGGCGAAGCGTTTTGACCTGTCCACCCTGGATACTGGCCCTCTTTCCGAAGAGGGCCGCCCGCTGGAAGTCATGGACCCTGAAACAGGGGAACCCCTTGGCATCACGATCATCCTGCGTGGCGCCGAGTCCGACACCTACAAGCGAGCGTTCCGCGCGCAGGTGAACAAACGCATGAACGCCCGCCAGGGGAAGACGACCATCGAGCAGCTTGAGGCGGAAGCCATTGACCTCTTGGCGGCCTGCACCGTCGGCTGGACTGGCATTGACCTGGACGGCCAGGAGTTCCCCTTCAGCAGGTCCAATGCCGTGACCCTGTACGGCCGTTTTGGGTGGCTCAAGAAGCTCGTCGATTCCTTCGTCTCCAATGAGGCGAACTATCGCCGGGACTGACCAGCGCCCTGTGCGAGGCGGTGCGTCGTGCCGTGAGGCTGGAAACGCCACGTAAAGACGGCACGACGCTACGCCAGCACCTTTCCCAGGCGGAATTCGCCACAGGGCTGCAGATCATTGAAGAGCCGGACCCACCCCACGACGGGCTGCACCTTTGGTCATGGTTCTGGGAACTGGACGGCGCAAGAGGGGAAGGAATGAGCGGCCCGTTGGCAATTTCGTTTTCCGACATTGACGCTTGGGCCAGGCTAACACGTTCAAATCCGGAGCCATGGGAAGTGCAGGCGCTGAAGAAGATGGATGCAGCAAGGCTCGATGAGACGGCGAAGACAATGAAATAGACCACGGAGGCCCACATGGGAACCGACATCGCCGCACTCAATATCCGCATTGACACTCTTGAGGCCAAACTGGCCAGCAAAGACTTGGACAACCTGGCCAAGTCCGGAGAGAACGCAGAAAAGTCAGTGTTCTCGTTGACAAATGCGGCCAAGGCTCTTGCGTCCGCATTTGCTGGGTACAAGATGGCACAGTTCGCGGACGAAGCCGTGCGGGCGTCTGCGCGCTACGACACAATGGGCGTGGTGCTCACCACGGTGGGCAGAAATGCCGGGTACAACGCCACCCAGATGAGGCAATTTTCAGAGGGCGTCCGGGCCTCCGGCATCTCGATGGTCGAGTCCCGCGAGATCGTCACGCGCATGGCCCAAGCGCAACTTGACCTCACTAAATCCACGCAACTGGCTCGCGTTGCGCAAGATGCCGCTGTTATCGGGAATGTGAACTCGACAGAGGCTTTCTCGCGCATGGTGCAAGGCATCCAGAGCGGGCAGACGGAGATCTTGCGCACCCTCGGGCTCAACGTCAGCTTTGAGCAGTCCTACACGCGCATGGCCATTTCGTTGCACAAGTCCGTTGGGTCGCTCTCGGAACAGGAAAAGGCCCAGGCGCGCATGAACGCCGTGCTCGAATACGGGTCACGGATCGCCGGGACCTACGAGGCGGCCATGGGCACGGCCGGAAAGCAGATCACATCTTTCAAACGGTACATCGACGACTTCAAGGTGTCTGTTGGTGCCGGTGCGCAAGACGCGCTCACGTCGTTTGTCGGCACCCTGACCACCACGATGAAACGTCTCAAGGAGTTCACGGACTCGGAAAGTGGCTCGAATACCGTGAAGGCCATTGCGGATGCGATCGGTTCCATCGGGACCTCCATGGCCCACTCGGTCGTTCCGGCCTTCGAGGTGTTCATCGTGTCCCTGGGCAAGGTCGCGAAATGGTGGGAGACGCTTCCCCCTGGCCTCCAAAAATTTCTTGTGGGCGCTGGCGCTGGCGGTCTGGTGGCGGGTATCCCCGGTGCCATTGTCGGCGCAGCCGCATCCCAGGCGCGAGACAACGACTATGGGACCTCTGCCTGGGCTGGGCGGCAACTCGCGCGCCAGCAAGAAGACTTACGCACCGGAGCTTACATCCCGTCGATTCGTGAGCAATTGGCGCACCCAGACTTGGACGCCGCAACGCGCAAGGCTGATCTTGAGAAAGAAATCAATTTTTCTCTCAACCTGTACCTGCGGCTGAAGGCAGAAGAAGAAAAGGCGGCGCAGGAGGCCCAGGACGCACAGGACAGGCGCGCGCGTCTGGCTCACGTGTCCAGGCCAACCGAGGCCGAAACCTTTGCCGTTGAGGAAAGGTTGCGCAAAAAGCGTAAGGCCGAAGAGCGCGCCCTCAAGGAAGGCCCCCATCGCCTTGCGGCGCAAGCTGCGGCGCTTGGTTCTGAAAACGCCCTGTCCAGCTTCCAGGCTGAGCGAGGTGGAAATCAGCTCAACATCGAACTCACAAAGCTGAACGCCGAGTATGAGCAGAAGATGGCCGCCCATCAAGGGAAGCTGGCGGACATCAACACCCCCGATTCCGTCAAGGGTGCCATTCGCAAGCAGATGGAAGCTGAATACGAACTCTACAGCAAAAAGTACGACCTTGCCGTGAAGATGGTCCCGCTTCAAGACGCGGTTACGCAGGCGCAACTTGACCTGAACATCGCGGAGAACCAGGGCAAGGACACCTACCAACTCCAGGTAGACCTGCTCCAAAAGAAACTGGCCTTGTCCCAGGCGGACCAGGTGAACTCCGTGCAGGGCAAAAATGCGCAGGCGTTGGCTGCTTCGGAGGAACTGAAGCTGGCAGATGCCCGCACTCTCGCCGCGCGCAACAATCGCGTGGAACTGGCTGGGTTGACACACGACAGCCAGGCGAGCCTAGCCGCACAGCGCGAAATAGTGCAGGCCGAGCTCGACAAGGTTCCCCCTCTGGAGCGCCAGTTGCTGCTCAAGAAGAAGCTGGCCGACCTGGACGCCCACGCCCGGGGGGATGGCTTCTACGCGGCGAAAGATGCCCTGGCCTCCTACTCCGATTCTGCCCTGGACCACTTCCAGAACATGCAGACCGCGGCCGGGAACTTCGCCAAGAACACCGAGGACGCCTTGGTCAACATGGCTACGGGCGGCAAGAACGCGTTCAGCAACTTCGTGAAGGGCGTCGAATCCGATCTGCTGCGCCTTTCCATCCGGGAGAATATCACCGGCCCGCTGTTCAAAGCCATCAGCAATGGCTCTGCCTGGTCCGGTCTCACCAAGATGTTCGGCTTCAACCACGGTGGCGGCATGGTCGGCGATCCGACATTCATGCGCAGCCTGTCTCCCTTCGTCTTCGCCGGAGCTCCGCGCTTCCACGGTGGCGGATGGCCAGGCCTGGCCCCTGACGAGGTGCCCATCATCGCGCAGAAAGGCGAGCGGGTGCTTTCCAAGGACGAAGTTGCGGCCGGTGCTGGCACCTCCGGGCCCATCACTGTGAAGCTCGTGAACCAGTCTGGACAGCAGCTTAAAGCCAGCACGGCCAAGGTCACGCAGGACAGCCAGGGAACGCTTGTGGAGGTGATTCTGGACGCCGCGGCGCGTGACGTCGGCGGGTTCAGGACCGGTATGCAAGCCGCCCTCGGAGTGAGGTAGACATGAGCATCCCGGCGTTTCCCTCTGGACTCCCGGCTCCCGTGGCGGACATGGGTGGCAGCGTCTACCTGCCCCAGGTACGCGATGAGTTCGAAAATGGGTCCGTGGCCAGCCGCAAGCGTGCCACCAAGGAGCGAGAAAAGCTTTCGGGCCTCAAGTGGGCCATCATGACCGAGGAACAGTACCAGACCCTGCGGGCGTTCTTCGTGAGCGTCCAGGGTGGCACCTTCACCTGGGTTCATCCGCTTGAGGGCAAGACCTACACCCTGGGCAGCACCGTTGATGATCTGGTTTACACGCACATCTCCGGCGGGGGCCGCTCGGTCGAGTGGCCCTGCGAGGAGCGGTAGCACATGCCCATGGACCTCTCGCCAACCGTCGTCGCGGAGAAGAACAAGCGGGCCAACGCCGACAGCGTGTTCCTCTACGCGGTGGAGATCACCATCCCCGGCACCGACGAGCCCGCGCGCGTGGTGCTCAACACCGAGGACATCACCTGGCAGGGAAACGTCTTCAAGGCCGTGGAGTTCAGCATCGAGGGCTTGCAGGCCACGAGCACCGGTGAGGTTCCCCAGGTCGCACTCAAGGTTTCCAACGTCAACCGCGTGTTCGAGCGGTATGTCCAGGAATATGACGCCTACTGCAAGCTGAACGGGTACACCCCCATCGAGTTCTCCATCTACGAGCTGAACACCGCAGACCTCGGCAACCCGAATCCCTGCGTTGAACATATCTTCACCCTCAAAGAACCCAGCACCGACGCGAATTGGGCGACCTTCATCATCTCGGCCAGCAACCCCGCGCTGCGCCGTGCTCCGTTCAACCTCGTCAAGAAGGACTGGTGCACCCACTTCTTCAAAGGTCCGCGCTGCGGATACTCGGGCACGGCCACGACCTGCAACAAGCACCTGATCACTTGCCGCTCCCTGGGGAATAGTACCCGTTTTGGCGGTGCTCCTGGCGCCGGGAAAAGCGGCCTTACCCTCGCCGCGGCATGAGGACGCCATGACCGAACAACAGACGATGCCAGACCTTGCAGACCTCATCGGGGTTCCGTTCCTCGATCTCGGGCGAGATCCGGCCGTTGGCCTGGACTGCTGGGGCGTGGTGATGGAGGTGCAGCGCAGGATGGGCCGCATCGTCCCGGACTACGCGGTGACCAGCTGCTACGCCTCGGAAGAGGCCTTCGAGTGCATGAAGAGCGCCGCGGCCTCTGGCCTTTGGCAGCCCTTGTCCACGCCCATGCCGGGAGACGTGGTGGCCTTCGAAACCAACCGCGAGCAGCCTGGAGTCATTGACCACTTCGGCGTCTACCTGGGCGGCGGGAAGTTCATCCACACCATCAAGGGGCACAACTGCGAGACGTCCAAGCTCCACGACATGCAGTGGAAGCCCAAGGTGAGGGGGTTCTACAGATGGGAGGGGTGAGCGCGCGGAAAACCATCGTCTGCGGCATCGGCAACCCGCTGGACCCGCTCTCGACGCGCGTTGTGCGTGAGGTCGAGCCCGGCCGCACAGCCCGTTCCTACGCCTGCGATATTTGGCCCCTGCTTCCGGATGGCCGACATGTCGTGGTGGCCGTGGACGGCGAATACGTCGGCAACGACGAGCAGGCCCTGGCAACGGTCCTGGGTCCTGGCCAGTCCATGGTGCTCACCGTCGTTCCCGGAAAGGGCGGCGGGAAGAACATCTTCTCCACGGTCTCCATGATCGCGCTCATGGTGGCCGCGCCCTATGTCGGGAGCCTCGTCGGGAATGCCCTTGTTGGCACTGCCGCATGGGGGCCTCTTGCCAGCACGGCAACCTATTTCGGGACAAATGTCGCCGGGATTGTCGGGGGGGCATTCGCTCTTGGCAGTTCTGCGCTAATTTCGGCCTTCGTGGACACCGGCGCGGTAAATCCAAGCGCTTCGTCCGCCACGTCCTCCCTCGCGGATTCCCCCTCCTGGTCCGACGCCCCGAACCCCGTCGTTGAGGGCGGGCCCTGGCCTGCAATCTACGGCCGGGCCAAGTGCAAGCCCATCGTGCTGTCCTGGAACAAGCAATACGAGGGCTCGGACCAGTACCTGAACTGGCTTGGCGGAATTGCTGACCACACCGTGGACTCCATCGACGAGATCTACATCAACGGCAACCCCATCAGCTTCTACGACAACGTCACGGTGGAAAAGCGCCTGGGAGCCCTGGACCAGACGGCAATCAGCTTCTTCAACGAGACGATCTCCGAGAAAACCGTCAACATGAAGCTCTCCACGGCATGGTCCACGGCGCGCACGGACGGGAACTCTAGCCAGGGCATTGGCGTCGTGCTCTGCTTCAGCAACGGCCTGGGCTACGTGTCCGACTCCGGCGCCATGAGCTCGGCCAGCGTCACCGTGGAGATGCAGTACCGCAAGGTGGGGGACACAGACTGGGTCGACTGGCAGACCGTGACCATCACCGACGCCACGAGCTCGGCCCTGTACAAGCAGTATCGCAAAGAAAACGTGGACACGGCCGGAGCGCAGTTTGACATCCGGGTTAAGTTCACCACGGATCCTGCCTCGGGTATCCGCTACCGCAACACCTGCTACTTCGTGGGCATCCACGAGATCGTGTACGATGCCTTCTGTTACCCAGGCCGCACTGTCCTTGGCCTCAAGATCAAGGCCAATGACCTGCTGTCCTCCTCGACCTCGCTGACCGTGGAGTGCATCGTCACCAGGTCCACCGTCCAGGTCTACGATGGTGCAGCCTGGTCGACGCAGCCGGCGAACTACCCGGCCTGGGCCGCCTGGGACTTCCTCTACAATCAGGACTACGGCGGATGCGTCCCCACCAAGCGCATCATCTACGAGGACTTCTTGGCCTGGGCCGAGTGGCTGGCCACCAAGTCCCTCTACCGGGTCAACATCTGCATCGACTCGCTCAGCACGCACAAGTCCTGGATGGATCAGATCGCGTTGCTCGGCCGCGGCTCCGTGGTGCAGCTCGGGAGCAAATTCACCTGCATCGTGGAGCGCCCCGAACCTGTCCCGGCCCAGCGGTTCATGTTCAACGTGGCGAACATCCGCCGGGCATCGTTCGGCCAAAAGCTGCTCTCGACGGAGGCGCGCGCCAACTGCATCGAGGTCACCTACAAGGACAAGGACGCGGACTATTCCGAGCAGACGCTCACCTGGTATGGCCAGGACTTCAACACCTCACCCGAGCAGACGAAGGCCACGCAGGTCAAGCTCGTGGGCTGCGACAACACCGAGCAGGCCCTGTCCCACGCGGAATCCCTGCTGAAGAAGAACCGCTATCTGACGAACACCAGCACTTTCGGCGGCAGCGTGGATGCCATTGGCACTATGCCCGGAGATGTGATCGATGTGCAGCATGATGTCCCGCAATGGGGATTCGGCGGCCTCATCGAGGCGACCACGGCCAACGTGACCGCGGGAACCCCGCCGGTCACCACGGCCACCGTCACCCTGGACCGCGAGGTCGACATGGTTCCTGGGACATCCTACGCGATCCAGGTCAAGCTCTCGGACGACACGCGCCTGGAGTACCCGGTGAAGGCCGTCACCACGGCCACCACGACGGACACCCTGATTATCGATGGCGGGTGGGACCCCGAGGGCCAGCCCGAGCCGGACGCCCTCTACCAGTTCGGCCCAGTGGGCGCCGTGTCCAAGGCCTTCACGGTCCTGAAGGTCGCGCGCACCACGGACTTCACGCGCACCATCGCCGGGCTGGAGTATCGGGAAGAGGTGTTCGACGATGCCGTGACCGTGCCCAGTGTCGTGAACCAGAGCAGCTTGCCCGGTGTGGCCGGTCTAGTGGCGAACGAGACCTTCGACGTGCGCAACGGCGTGCCCGTTCCCCGCGTAGACCTGGCCTGGCGCGGCGCAGCCATGACCTGGACGGCCGCATACCGCAGACTTGGGGAGTCGACCTGGATCATCCTGGGGAAGACGAGCACGCCCTCGTGGAGCATCGCTTCGTCATACCTCGAGCCAGGCACGTCCTACGAGTTCCGGGTGATCGCCGGGAGCTCGCAGAACATCGTGCCGCTCCTGTACAACGGCGGGCCGACACCACCGGACGTCACCGGTCCCTACACCTTCCTGCAAGGCGGAATGCTCTACCTCGCGGCTGATCCCGTGGACATGCCCTGGGACACCATCTACGAGGCGCGGAAGGGCAGTTCCTGGGCCACGGGGCAACTCGCAGGCGCTGCTTCACAGCCGCTTTTCCAGATCAACGGGCCTGGAACTTACTTCGTGGCCGCGAAGTGCGGATCGGTCTACTCCGCGAACCCCACGGCCATCACGGTGACGGATTCCGGCCTTGTGGCCAACGTCATAGCCACCAGCGATGAGCGGGCAACCGGATGGGCAGGAGCCAGAACGACCGGACTGGACATCGTTGGCACCGAGTTGTGGCTGCTGGGCACCGGGGACTTCCTTGTGCAGCCTGACGTCTACGCCATCCCGGACATCTGGACCATCGGCGGCGTGACGCCATCGGGCATCTACAACATCCCGGCCGGACACGTGGTGGACATCGGAAGAGAGGACGCCTGCAACGTCCTGATCGACTACACGCTGCGCGGCGCGGGAATTTTCGACGACCTCTACGACGATCCTGACGTCTACTCCCTGAAGGACATCTACGGCGGATTCGGGGCCTTCGTGCGGGCCACGCCGCAGGTGCGCACCTACCGCAGCGGCGCCTGGGGATCCTGGGTATCTTACGTGCCCGGACAGTATTTCGGCCAGAAGTTCGAGGTGCGCATGCTCGTCGAGAGCTTCGACACCGGTGTGATCGCCATCCTCGAGTCCTTCTCGTTCTCGGTGGACGTGCCGGACCGCGTGGATTGGCACAAGAGCGTGTCCGTCCCGGCCGGAGGGCTCGACTTCACGCATAGCCCAGCATTCCACGCGACACCGGCGACCGTCGTTCAGATCCTTTCGGCGACCCAGGGCGACGACGCCGTGCTGACATCAGAGACGATCAACGGCGGGCATCTCGTGATCACCAATGGGGGCGTCCCTGTGGCGCGCACCGTCAACCTCATCCACCAGGGGTACTAGCCATGAGCCAGCAGTCCGTAAGCGCCTTCCCGGGTTCTCCTCTCGCCGGAGACGCCCTTGTCACCCAGTTGATCGCCAAGTTGCAGAGCCTGGCCTCCAACCGCAGCGGAACCAGCCGTCCAACGGATGTTCAGGCGGGGGAGACCTGGCTGGACACCACCACGGCCACGGCCTGGGCCCTGAAGCTGTGGGACGGCGCAGCTGACCGCGTGCTCGTCACCGTGAACACGTCCACCGGCGTGGTGACTGTCCCGGGCATCGGATCGCTGATCCAGGCCTACGATGCCGCCACGGCCAAGCTGAACGTCGCCCAGGAGTGGACGAAGCCGCAGCGGCCCAAGCCCGTGGCCGTGGACATCACCGCGGCCTTCGACGCCAGCGCCAACGCGGCCGTCAAGCGCACCCTGGCCGGGAACGAGACCGTGGCCGCGCCGAGCAACACGCCGACCGAGGGCGATGAGCTCTACTTCTACATCACCGGAGCCAGCACCTACACGCTGGCCTGGAACGCGACCTACAAGGCAAAGTCGGGCTCGTCGCTCCCGGCCGCGCCGGCAGCCGGGAAGACGCTGGCCGTGGCCTTCCGCTACGACGGCACCAACTGGCAGCACATGGGCGACAGGGTGGATGCCTAGATGGCGCGCACGCTGCTCGATTTCTTCATGGCTGGGGTCCAGGGCTTCTACCCGGCCAGCATCCCATACTCCTGCCGCTTCGACTCGGCGCGGTCTTGCTACCTGGCGCGCACACCGGGCGGCGCGGGGAATCGCAAGACCTGGACGTTCAGCGCATGGGTAAAGAAGGTGAACTTCGGAAACGTCACAGGCGATCTGTTTGGCGTTTATGACGGTGCTGGCCAATACACCCTTGTCCGGCTCGGTGCGGATATGTCGTTGCAATTTTTGCATGACGGCGCTGTGGTGTTTCAGAGCACATCGCTATACCGCGACCCGTCTTCCCATTTTCACCTTATGTTTGTTCTGGACACGACCCAGGCCACCACAAATGATCGCCTAAAAGTCTACGTGAACGGGGCGCAGGTCGCTGGCACATATACAAGCGTACCTGCTCAAAATACCGACCTGCGCGTCAACAGCACGTCTGTTCACAATCTTGGGCGCAACTCTGCCCCTGCGGCATACATCGACGCCTATCTGTCCGATGTGTGCTTGGTGGATGGAGCGGCCCTTACCCCGTCCAGCTTCGGCCAGTTCTCCAGCGGCAACCCGAACGTGTGGGTGCCCAAGACGCCTGCTGGCCTGACCTACGGCACCAACGGATTCCACCTCGCCTTCGGCAACGCCGCAGCCCTGGGCACAGACACCAGCGGCCAGGGCAACACCTGGACGAGCAGCGGCCTGGCCAGCACGGACCAGATGGCAGACACGCCGACGTGCAACTACCCGACGATAAACCCGCTGCGCTACCAGGGCTCGCCTTACACGGCCATCATCACCAATGGCAACTTGGTCGTGGACAACGGCAACTACAACTTCGCCACGATGGCCGTTCCGCCTGCCGGGAAGTGGTATTGGGAGGTCACGGAAACGGCCTGGGCCACCGCGAACTGGTCTGTGGGCATCGTGGATGCGGCCTTTTCCAGCATCTTGACGCACGCCGAGGCCAACAACGCCAACGTGGGAGCCGTCTGGGGACTTGCGGCGGATGCCGATGCGGGCACTTTGACGCTGTACAAGAACAACGTGTCCCAGGGCACCATCGCCACCGGGATCACCTTCGGGGAAGGCAAGTATTTTCCGGCCAGCATTGCAATCAGCGGTGACAAAACGACCTGGAACTTTGGGCAGCGGCCTTTTGCCTACACCCCGCCCGCCGGGTTCAAGGCGCTGTGCAGCGCAAACATTGCCGACCCGCTTCCGACCATCGCCACCAGCGGCAGTTTTACCGGAAACGCCAACGCTGACGGACCTTTCATCTACACCAAGGGCACCCCGGAAACCCTGACCATCAACGGCAACGCCGTCACCTGGGGCACGCACGCGGACAAGCTGGCCAACGGCTTCAAGCTGCGCACGGCCAGCGACAGTTACAATTCGACCGGCACGAACACCTGGACGGCCACCGCCGCTAGCGACATGCGCTTCCCGCGCAACAATGCGCAGAAGAACCCGTAGGAGGTCCACATGAGCCTTTGGAGCTATCCCGCCGGAGCGACCCTTGGCGGCCACGTCCTCACCGAGCGCACCGTGCAGCCCGCGCGGGCTTTTTCCGACCTCAAGGGGGACCAGCACGGCCCCGAGGTCTTCACGGCCTGGCCGCTGGCCGACCTGAACGCCCTGGGCATCCTGGAGTTCATTGAGGACGGCGTGCCCGCTGATCACATCCCGGGCGTGCCGGTGGACACGGACCAGGGCGGGCGCATCCACCGTACCTACCCCAACGCCACGCCGAACCTGCCGGTGATCCGCGAGAAGAAGCGCCTGGCCATCCAGGGCGAGAAGAACCGCGCCCTGGATGGCGGGTTCGACGTGAACGGCGTGCACTTCGACTCCGACACCAGCGCCAGGCTGGCCTATGCCGAGCTGGCCATGCGCCTCCAGGCCGAGCCGAC